GATTCCATCACTATCAGCAGCAGCTTTGACGGCTCAATGGTGGTTGAGCTAACCGGGAAGCGCAATAACGGCGCGTCCGTATCCCTTTCAGTGCCAACAGGAGCAGATAATGGCAGTAATTGACCTTTCCCAGCTCCCGCCCCCGCAGATTATTGAGGTGCCGGACTTTGAGGCGCTGCTTGCTGAGCGCAAGGCAGCTTTTGTAGCCCTTTATCCGGTGGATGAACAGGACGCGGTGCGGCGCACACTTGAGCTGGAATCTGAACCCGTCACCAAACAACTGCAGGAAAACACCTACCGGGAAATCCTGCTGCGCCAGCGAATCAACGAGGCCGCGCAGGCGGTCATGGTGGCTTATGCAATGGGGGGTGATCTCGATCAGCTGGCAGCCATCAATAATGTATCGCGGCTTATGATCATTCCCGGAGACCTGACAGCGATTCCGCCTGTTCAGGCAGTGATGGAGTCTGATACTGATTTACGCCAGCGCATACCGGCGGCAATGGAGGGTTTGAGCGTTGCTGGACCGTCAGCGGCCTATGAATTTCACGCGCGCAGTGCTGATGGCCGTGTGGCTGATGCGTCAGCTATCAGCCCGACACCGGCAAATGTCACCGTTACCATACTTTCCCGTGAAGGAGATGGAACGGCAGCAGCAGACCTGCTCGCTGTTGTGGCTGCCGCGCTCAATGATGAAAGTGTGCGCCCGGTGGCTGACCGGGTAACAGTGCAGTCTGCCTCCATCGTGAATTACACGATTAATGCCCAGCTCTATCTCTATCCGGGGCCGGAGGCGGAGCCTATTAAAGCGGCCGCTATTGAGCGGTTGCAATCCTACATTAAAGCCCAGGCACGGCTGGGACGTGATATCCGCAGATCTGCCATTTACGGTGCGCTCCATGTGGAAGGGGTCCAGCGTGTAGAGCTGACCGCGCCTGCAGTTGATGTGGTGCTGGATAAGTCAAAAGCGGCTTACTGCACAGCAGCAACCGTAACCATCGGGGGAACGGATGAATAGTCTGCTTCCTCCGGGATCGTCTGTCCTTGAGCGCCGACTGGCGCAGGCCTGCAGCGATATCAGCAACCTTGATGTGCCACTGCGTGACCTGTGGAACCCCTGGAAATGCCCGGTGAAGTTTCTGCCCTATCTGGCGTGGGCGTTTTCGGTTGACCGCTGGGATGAAGCCTGGGCAGAGAACGTCAAGCGCCAGGCTGTCAGTGACGCCTTTTTCATTCACCGCCGCAAAGGGACGCTTGCTGCTATCCGCAGTGCGGTTGGCCCGCTTGGGCGAATCATCGGTATTACGGAATGGTGGGAAAACAATGCCACGCCTGGCACGTTCGAACTGGACATTGGAGTGCCCGAAAGCGGCATGACGCCAAACATGAATATCGAAATGGACCGACTGATCAGTGATGCCAGGCCCGTCAGTCGTCACTGCTCAATCAATATTGTGCAGGAAGTGCCGGGTTATCTGTACACCGGCGGGGCCATCTATGACGGCGACATTATTACGGTTTATCCAGGGTAATTATCATGGCGAAATTTAAAACTATTATCACCACAGCAGGTGCCGCAAAAATCGCGGCGGTTCTGGCTGGCACCGCCAGCATTGTTCTGGACAATACCGCAAAAATGGCCGTGGGTGATGGCGGCGGCACGCTGCCTACCCCGAACCCTGCCCAGACAAAACTGGTCAGGGAGGTTTACCGCGCGCCGATTAACAGAGCGAGCATTGATGCCAGCGATCCGAAAAATATTGTTGTTGAACTGGTGATTCCACCGGAAAAACCGGAAACGAGTGGATTCTGGATTCGTGAAATGGCGCTGTATGATGCCGCCGGAACACTTCTGGCCGTCGGCAACATGGCAGAAACTTACAAGCCGTCATTAAGCGAAGGAGCCGGGCGCAAGATGGTGATTCGCATGGTGATTGCGGTCAGCGAGGTCAACGCGATCACCATCACCATGGACACGTCAACCGTGATGGCCACGCAGGATTATGTTGATAGTGAAATCGACAAGCATGCAAAATCCCGCAACCACCCGGACGCTACCCTGACTGCAAAAGGCTTTACGCAGCTCAGCAGCTCGACAACCAGTACATCCGAAACGCTGGCCGCCACTCCAAAAGCGGTGAAAACCGTCATGGATGAGGCCAAACTCAAAGCGCCGCTTGCAAGCCCGGCACTGACCGGAACGCCGACGGCACCGACGGCTACTGCAGGTAACAATTCGCAGCAGCTCGCAAATACGCAGTTTGTTATGACAGCAATCGCTGCGCTGGTTAACTCCTCGCCTGGCGCACTGGATACGCTCAGCGAACTGGCGGCGGCTCTCGGAAACGATCCGAACTTTGCAACTACCATGCTCAATGCCCTGGCAGCCAAAGCGCCGCTTGCCAGTCCTGCATTGACCGGAAAGCCGACAGCGCCCACGGCACCGCAGGCCTCAAATGATACGCAGCTGGCAACAACCGAATTTGTCACCCGCGCGCTGGCCCCGGCATTGTTGATGCGTGGCGGCATCCCGGCCAGCTCGAACCTGAACAACTTTGGGCCAACTTCCGACTATACAGGCGCCTGGGGTCAATCAAGCATAAGCGCTACTGCTGCCGACATTGCGAATGGATATCCGGTCGCTGAGCGTGGAGTGTTGGAGGTATTCCCTGGAGGGCGTAACAACGGTACTCAGCGATACACTACTGATGGTGGACGTATTTTCATACGCTGGCTTACTGCTGCATGGAATGCAGCAAGCCCCTCATGGTCTGACTGGACGGAGGTTGGAGGGTTAAGTTCAAACACGGTACTACCTGCGTCTGCCACCCTTTCAGACGCCGCATACTTTGCGCAAAACCAGACTTACGTATTATCCGGTTCACGGTCTGATTTACCTGCTGGTATAAACGGTAACGCCGTCATTATGTCGATTCGCCGCCAGGGTGGAACAATCGCAGGGCTTAATCAGCTCCTGTTTACCACTGCCGGGACGTATGAACGCCACGGCGCACCTAACGCGACAACGGGATGGACTTCCGTCAGTTGGTATCCAGGTGGCGATGCTAACGGCTGGCGGCTGATTGGCGCTGATGCAATGGCAGCTGTGGGTATTGGCCTGGCTAGTCAGACGCTTGTTGCAAACTTCGATTGGCAACAAGCGGACTTCTATACAGAGCAAAATATATGTACACAGTATAGTACCTGGCAAAACGGGCCTGCGGGCGTGGCATATGTCACGGGTGCTTCGGTTGTCGTCAAGTGTACCTTGGCCCAAAACGGCAGGTATGTGCTACGGGTACATTCGTTGGGGGACCGTCCAGAATACATAATCACCATCAGTGGCTCAAAAGGGGCGCGTACTTTCGATGTAGTTCAGGTGTTTAACAGTGGGACGTCAACGGTTGTTCCACTTGCCAACGGCGGGCTTGGGGCTACTACGCCAGAGGGCGGGCGGAAAACGTTGGGCTTTGAGGAACTGGGGTTTGGTCTTGCGCCCCAAAACCTAGCAGATCCATTCGACTGGCAGCAGGCGGCCTTTGTTTCTGGTGAATCTAAATTAGTCACAGTTGGCTCATGGCTTAACGCTCCAGCTGGTATTAACTACATCGGCACCGTTGCTGTTCTAATTAAATGTGTTTCCACGCAGGCAAACAGGCTTGTACTTCGCGTGACATCTAATGCTGCGGGAGCTGCTAGTCGGGCTGAGTACAATGTGATATCTACAGGAGTCAGAGGCAGCAGGACTTTCACAGTCACCCAGATTTATAACAGCGACTCATCAACAATCATCCCAGTAGCTAACGGCGGAACGGGTGGCAAAACAGTAGGCGAAGCCCTTACAAACCTTGGCGGTGCGCCATTAAATTCTCCGGCCTTAACCGGTACGCCAACCGCGCCTACGCCAGCCCAGACAGTTAATAACACGCAGATCGCAACAACAGCTTTCGTAAAAGCTGCCCTCGCCGCGCTTGTTAATGGCTCTCCTGCGGCACTGGATACGCTTAAGGAACTGGCAGATGCCCTGGGGGGTGATGCTAATTTCTCCACAACAGTGCTGAATGCGTTATCCGGTAAGCAACCCATTAATGCGGCGTTAACGTCTTTATCTGGACTTACTGGCGCTGCCGATAAGCTGCCGTATTTTGTCGGCAAGGATCTGCTGGTCCTGTCCGATTTCACCGCCTTTGCCAGAACCTTACTTTCACGCAACAGCGCGGCGCTGGTACGGGCAGATTTGAACATCCTTACCGGCCCTGGCTGGTACAAGCTCGGCGATCTGCTGATCCAGTACGGCACAATAGATTTTACGAATACAACAACCAAAACAATCAACTTCCCAATCAGATACCCCACAAACGTGGATCAGGTGATTGTTTCAGATGCGGGATGGGGTGGTGGAAATATGTGGGGCGCGACCGAACAACAGCCGATTGGCTTCACTGCACACGTGAACGTCTCTGAGGAAGGTGGTCAGTGGATTTCTTTCGGGAGGTAATATGAGTGAATATGTTTATAGCGCATATGAGAATGCGTTTTTTCCCAACTCTCTGAGAGAGTCTTACGAGCAGGCCGGAACATGGCCGTTCGACGGGGTGGAGGTGGATATTGAGACTGCTGCCGAATTTATGGGCGATCCTCCCCCTGGTAAGCAACGGGCCGCAGGGGAAAATGGAATGCCCAGCTGGGAGGATATTCCACCGCCCACGCCAGAGCAGTTAAAAGCGGCGGCGATTATGAGGTTGACAGCCTTGCGCAAAGAGGCGGATTCGGTGATAGCCCCCCTGAAAGATGCCTCAGAGGGTGGTTATATTGACGAGACAGATAAACCCAGGCTGACGGAATGGCAGAAGTATCGCTACAGTCTGACAAAGGTTGACCCAGAAAACCCAATCTATCCCGATAAACCGCTGTGACAAAAGGCCGCTTATGCGGCCTCTTTTTTTTGCCTCCTTATTCCGGCAGGTGATGCAAAGGAAACATGGTGATTTAGCCCCCACGCTTGCGGGAATTTTTTAACCCTTTCGTTGTGCCATTCCCCAGACAAAGCCCGCCGCGTGCGCCGCGCGCATATCAACCAGAACATAGGCGTACCCCCTGTAAACCGGAGAGACTGCCTTATGGCTCAGGATTACCACCACGGCGTGCGCGTTGTTGAAGTCAACGACGGCACCCGATCCATTACCACTGTAAGCACCGCTATCGTGGGCATGGTTTGCACCGGCGATGATGCAGATGCGTCCATGTTCCCCCTCAACAAGCCGGTCCTGCTGACCGATGTACTGACCGCCAGCGGCAAAGCGGGCGAGTCCGGCACGCTGGCGCGTTCGCTGGATGCGATTGCGGACCAGGCAAAACCTGTGACGGTTGTTGTGCGCGTGGCGCAGGGCGAAACTGAAGCAGAAACCACCTCCAACATTATCGGCGGCGTGACCGCTGACGGTAAAAAAACCGGTATGAAGGCTCTGCTTTCGGCGCAATCGCAGCTCGGGGTTAAGCCGCGCATTCTCGGTGCGCCAGGGCATGACACGCAGGCGGTTGCCACTGAGCTGCTCAGCGTGGCGCAGAGCCTGCGCGGGTTTGCCTACCTGTCCGCCTATGGCTGCAAAACGGTGGAGGAGGCTATTGCTTATCGCGATAACTTCAGCCAGCGCGAAGGGATGTTGATCTGGCCTGACTTCATCAACTTTGACACCGTGCTGAATGCAGATGCGAAGGCTTACGCCTCCGCCCGTGCGCTCGGCCTGCGCGCCAAAATTGACGAACAGACCGGCTGGCACAAAACCCTGTCCAACGTGGGCGTGAACGGCGTCACCGGCCTTTCTGCAGATGTGTTCTGGGATCTGCAGGACCCGGCCACCGATGCGGGACTGCTGAACCAGAACGATGTGACCACGCTGATCCGCAAAGACGGCTTCCGCTTCTGGGGTTCCCGCTGCCTCAGCGACGATCCGCTGTTTGCCTTTGAAAACTACACCCGCACGGCGCAGGTGCTGGCTGACACTATCGCAGAAGCGCACATGTGGGCGGTGGATGGTGTGCTTAACCCGTCACTGGCCCGCGACATTATCGAAGGTATCCGCGCCAAACTGCGCAACCTGAAAACGCAGGGCTACATCATCGGCGCAGACTGCTGGCTGGATGAGTCCGTGAACGATAAGGACTCACTGAAAGCCGGCAAGCTCACTATCGACTACGACTACACGCCGGTGCCGCCGCTTGAAAACCTGATGCTGCGTCAGCGCATCACCGATCAATACCTGCTGGATTTCTCCAGCCGGGTCAGCGCGTAAGGGGACACCATGGCTTTACCACGCAAGTTAAAACACCTGAACCTGTTCAACGCGGGTAACAACTGGCAGGGGATCGTTGAGTCCGTAACCCTGCCGAAATTCACGCGCAAGTTTGATAAGTATCGCGGCGGTGGTATGCCCGGCTCGGTGGATATCGATCTGGGGCTGGATGACGGTGCACTGGACACGGAATTTACAGTTGGCGGCACCGAACTGCTGTTATTCAAGCAGATGGGGGCAACGACTGTTGACGGCATTCAGCTGCGCTTTACCGGCTCCATTCAACGGGATGACACCGGGGAAGTGCAAGCCGTAGAGCTGGTCGTGCGCGGACGTCATAAGGAGCTGGATTCCGGGGAGTGGAAGACCGGCGAAAGCAACACCACCAAAGTCAGCAGCACCAACAGCTACGCGAAGCTGACCATTAACGGCGAAGTGCTCTATGAGGTCGATCTGGTCAACATGATTGAAATCGTTGACGGCGTGGACCTGATGGAAGCACACCGTAACGCGCTGGGCCTCTGATTAACCTTAACGGCGCGGGTAGCCGCGCCAGTAACCCATTAACAGGAAAAGAACATGACCGACAAGCTGACCGAAAAGACCGTACAGCTGGATACCCCTATCAAGCGCGGTAACAGTGAAATCACAGAAATTGTGCTGCGCAAACCCCAGTCCGGCGCACTGCGAGGCACCCGCCTGCAGGCCATTATGGATATGGATGTGGGTGCAATGATGACCGTCATTCCGCGTATCTCCACGCCGACCCTGACGGCGCAGGAAATGGCAGAGCTGGACCCCGCCGATCTCACCGCGCTGTCGGTTGAGGTGGTGACTTTTTTGTTGAAGAAGTCGGTGCTTGCCGGTTTACCGACAGCCTGACGGTTGACGATCTGGTGGCAGATATTGCCACCATTTTTCACTGGCCGCCGTCCGTCACTGACGTTATGCCGCTGACCGAAGTGCTGGAGTGGCGGCATAAAGCGATTCAGAGAAGCGGGGCCAGCGATGAGTGACACTAACCTGCGTCTGCAGGTGATTCTTAATGCGGTTGATAAACTCACCCGCCCATTTCGTACTGCACAGGCCAGCTCTAAAGAGCTGGCTACCGCCATTCAACAGAGCCGCGCCAGGCTGAAAGAGCTGGACGCTCAGGCGGGCAAAATTGAAGGCTTTCGTAAAACCAGCGCGCAGCTGGCCGTCACCGGTAACAACCTTAAAGCTGCCCGCGAAGAAGCGGCCCGGCTCGCCACGCAGTTTACCGATACAAACCGCCCGACGGCGGCGCAAGCCCGCCTGCTTGAGCAGGCCAGAAACCGCGTTTCGGAGCTGCAGACCAAATACAACGGCCTGCGTCAGTCGGTGCAGAAGCAACGCCTTGCGCTGAACGAGGCCGGAATGGATACCCGGAAGCTCAGCAGAGCCCAGCGCGAGCTGCGCCAGAATGCGGACGAAACCCGGCAGGCACTGGACCGTCAGCAGAAATCCCTTAAACGGCTCGGCGAGCAGCAGGCCAGGGTTAATGCCGTCAGGGAGCAGTATTCCCGGAGTCTTGAAGTGCGGGACCGCATCGCCGGGGCCGGGGCCACGACCTCAGCCGCAGGGCTGGCAATGGGCGCGCCGGTCGTGGCAGCGGTGAAAAGCTATGCCAGCATGGAAGATGCCATGAAAGGCGTGGCAAAGCAGGTCAATGGACTGCGAGACGATAATGGCAACCGCACCGCCCGGTTCTATGAAATGCAGGATGCGATCAAGGCTGCCAGTGAACAGCTGCCCATGGAAAATGGCGCGGTGGATTATGCCGCCCTGGTCGAGGGTGGCGCACGTATGAACGTGGCGAACCCGAATGATTCATGGGAAGACCAGAAGCGTGACCTTCTGGCATTTGCCAGTACGGCAGCCAAAGCAGCAACCGCCTTTGAACTGCCCGCCGATGAATTGTCCGAAGGCCTGGGAAAAATCGCCAGTCTCTATAAGGTGCCGACCCACAACATTGAGCAGCTGGGCGATGCGCTGAACTACCTGGACGATAACGCCATGTCAAAGGGCGCGGACATTATCGACGTGCTGCAGCGCATGGGTGGCGTGGCTGACCGGCTGGACTTCCGCAAGGCAGCCGCGCTTGGCTCCACGTTCCTGTCACTTGGCGCTGCGCCGGA